ATATGACTGCCCAGGATTTATCTGGATTAAGAAATTTAGGATAATATGCCAATACCTCAAACGATACGAGTAAATCCACTTGATTTACAAAAGAATATTGCTATTGGGGTATCTCTTCCGTTTGATAAACCCTTCACTAGTACTTATACTACTAAAGACCAAATTAAATCTAATTTAGTTAATTTATTATTAACTGATACTGGGGAAAGATTAATGAATCCTAATTTTGGTACTCTTTTAAGAAGATTTTTATTTGAAGGAATTACGGATAGTAATATAGAATCTTTAAAAGAAAGTGTATTAAATAGTATTGCTATATATGTTCCTGAAGTAGCAGTTTTGGAATTAATTATATCACCTAATGCTGATTATAATTTAGTAGAACTAACTATAAATTATGTATTAAAAATTTCTAATACACCTGACCAAATAACAGTACAATTCCAATAATAATGGCTAACGGAGATAAAAACATATCCTATTTAAATAAAGACTTTACTAGTTTTAAAACTGCTTTACAACAGTATGCTAAAACCTATTTTCCAACAACATATAATGACTTTTCAGAAGCTACTCCTGGAAATTTATTTATTGAAATGGCTTCATATGTTGGTGATGTAATGTCATTTTATTTAGATACTCAAACACAAGAAAATTTTCTTTTATATGCTAAGGAAAAGGAAAATTTATATGCTTTATCTTATGTAATGGGGTATCGTCCTAAGGCATCTTATGCTTCTACTACTAATGTTGATATATACCAATTAGTTCCTCCTATAATTAACCCAATTCCGGGCACTATAATACCAGATACTACTAATTATGGCCTAATAATACCAGCTAATACTTCTATAACTTCTAATTCTACAGGAACTAAATTCCTAACTACACAACAGGTAGATTTTACTGATACGACAGATGCTGAAATTACTTTTGTTGATAGTAATTTTTTTCTTATTAAAAAATCAGTACCCGTTATCTCAGCTGAAAAAAAATCAATTACTGTTTCTTTTTCTGGAAATCAGAAATTTGTAACAACTAATATAGTTGACACTAATATATTACAAATATTAAATATTACTGGAAGTGATGGTAATATTTGGTATGAGGTTCCTTATTTAGCTCAATCCTCTATCTATCAAAAAATAGCTAATCCTAACGCTACTACTGATCAGGCACCTTATTTATTACAATTACAAAAAGTTCCTAGACGCTATGTATCTAGAATACTTTCAGATAATACATTACAGCTAGAATTTGGAGCAGGCTTATCTCAAAATAAAACTGATGATCAAATTATACCAACCCCTGATAATATTCAATTAGGTTTAGTACCTGGTATTTCATTACTAACTAATAATTACAATGAAGCATCAGTAATGTTTACTCAGGAATATGGTTTAGTTCCTTCTGGATCATTTAATATTAGTTATTTAGTTGGTGGAGGAATTACATCTAATGTACCTGCTAATGATTTAACAATAATTAATACTGCAGGGGTATATTTTAAAAATACTACACCTCCCTTCCCTTTAGCTGTTGATACTGTTTTAAATAGTATAGTTTCAACCAATCCTTTTCCTTCAATAGGAGGAAGAAATGGAGATACTGTTGATGAAATTAGACAAAATGCTTTAAATGCTTATTCAACTCAATTAAGAGCTGTAACTAAAGATGACTATATAATAAGAACTCTTTCTTTACCTGCTAATTATGGAAATATTGCTAAAGCCTATATATCACAAGATTTTAATAAAAGTATACAACAAACTGTAGCTCTTACTTCTCCTAATAATCCGTTAGCTTTAGATTTGTATGTATTGTCTTATAATAGCAATAAGCAGCTAACTCAAGCTTCAAATACTTTAAAAAATAATCTAATAACCTATCTTAATCAATATAGAATGGTTACTGATGCTATTAACATTAAAGATGCTTTTTATATTAACATAGGAGTTAACTTTGATATTACTACATTAAGTGGATTTTCAAATAAAGATGTTTTAGCTGCTTGTATATCATCTTTGCAAAACTATTTTAATATAGATAAATGGCAAATTAATCAACCTATTATATTATCTGATATTCAATCTGAACTTTTACAAATAAGGGGGGTAAAATCTATTGTTAAGCTAGAAATAACAAATAAACAAGATAATACAGGAACAACCTACTCACAATACGGATATGACATAGCAGGAGCTACTAAACAAGGAAACATATATCCTTCCCTAGACCCAGCAATATTTGAAGTTAGATATCCTAACACAGATATACAAGGTAGAGTTGTTGTTCAATAATATTTATTAAAAACCACTAATTATGAACCTAGACAAACTAAAAGGACACATTCCTGATGCTGTAATTGAGCAGCTACCATCTACAATTGCAAAATTTGAATTAAATACTCCATTGCGCTTAGCCCATTTTTTAGCTCAAGCTGGACATGAATCTGGTGGTTTTAAATTAGTAAATGAAAATTTAAATTACGGAGCTAAAGGTTTATTAAGTATATTTAAAAAATATTTCCCAACTCCCGATAAAGCCGCCTTATACGAACGCAAACCAGAAAAAATAGCTAATTTAGTTTATGGTGGGAGAATGGGTAATGGTCCTGAAGCCTCTGGTGAAGGGTATAAATTCCGTGGTCGTGGGTATATTCAATTGACCGGTAAAGATAATTATACAGCATTTGGTAAAGCTATTAACGAAGATATTATAGCTAATCCTGATTTAGTTGCTGCTAAATATCCATTATTATCTGCTGCCTGGTTTTTTCATAAAAATAACTTACATAAAATTGCTGATAAGGGTGCTACTGATGCTGTTGTAACTGAAGTTACTAAACGTGTTAATGGCGGTACTATTGGTTTACCTGACCGCCTTAAACATTTTAAAGAATACTACGCATTGCTTACATAGCACAGCTTGATAGTTACTATATTTATATGTAGTAATTACTAATTATGGCTGTTTATAAATTATTTCCTGAAAAGAGTGCCACTATTTACTCGTATTATTCCACCCTCAATTCAGGGCAGGATGAAATATTAGATTTAAGTACATATAAATCTATAACAGGCACTAATGAAGTTTCTCGCCCTCTTATTAAATTTTCATTAGATCAAATAAATGATATTATAGATAATAAGATAGTTGGAGCTACATATGATGCCTATTTAAAATTATATTTAGCACAAGCTTCTGAACTACCTTTAGATTATACTTTATTTTGTTATACTTTAACACAAGATTGGAATGTAGGATCCGGAAGATTAGGAAATAGTCCTATTACAACTGATGGAGTAAGTTGGATTTATACCGACCAATTAAATGGTAATGTTTGGACAGATACTACATTTGAGTCTGCCCAAACGGGGTCATATAGTCCCGATGGAGCCGTAGGAGGAGGAACATGGTGGGATTATTCCTTCCTTCAATCTAGCCAATCATTTAATAACATATCATCAAAAGATATTGAAATTAAAGTAACGGATATTGTAGATATATGGTATAGTGATAATACTTTTGAAAACTATGGCCTTATACTTAAACATTCTTCCTCTTTAGAATTTACAGATGCCCCTAAACTTGAATTAAAATATTTTTCAGGAACCACCCACACTATATACCCTCCTTCTCTTGAATTTAGATGGGATGATTCAGTATATAATACAGGTTCTTTAACCGCAATAACCTCAAGTGTATTTGCTCTTACTTTAGGCAACAATAAAGCAGAATTTCAACAAGACTCAGTTCAACGTTTTAGAGTAAATGTTAGAGATCAATATCCTTCTGTAGCATTTAGAACATCTATTAGTTATGCTAATTCAAAAGCATTACCTTCTTCTTCATACTGGTCAATAAAAGATTTGGATACTGAAGAAATTGTCGTAGATTACGATACAAGCTACACTAAAATAAGTTGTGATCCAAATGGTAATTATTTTGATGTTTATATGAATGGATTAGAACCGGAACGTTATTATAAATTATTAATTAAAACAGTAGTAGCAGGTAAAGAAATAGTAATATCTGATAAAGATTATATTTTTAAAGTTATAAGATAATGTCCCAAATTCCAATACAAAAAACTGTATTTAGTAAGGATACCTATGGAAGAGTAATTGATACTCAATTTCGTCAATTGATTACTCAAGATGGAGAAGAACAATTATCTTTTACTGTTGATGATTTTTTTGAACTTTATGATCAATTATTTTATCAAATTCCTAGAGAAGGAGATACAAATTCGCATCGATATATTTTACAAAGAGAAGCAGATTACTTAGGTATTAGTATTAGTCAAGATGATGTACAAGCATTATTAGATGAGATTACATCATTAAGACAACAAATATTAGATGCTCAAACTACAATAAACGATTTGACTAAATAATAATGGCAGATAATATTAAAATAGTAGGTGAAATTTTAAATACACAACAGGTGTCTCGCTATGATGACGCTGATATTAATTTACTTTCTCCTCAGTTATTAAAAGAAGATTTTGGCCAACAAAATGATTATATTGAATATTTTGTTTATGATGCAGGAAATAATCTTTTAAATATTAATTATAGTTATAAAGATTTTAAATCCCCTTCTACATCATATGTTAACCCCATAGGTGGAACTTTACCTATTATTGAAATAGACCCTGTTAAAGATTTACAAAATCTAGGCTATTCATCAGGAGAATTTATAGTCCAATATAATTTTTTTAACAATCAGGTTTCAGATCCAAACGCAGAACTATTTTTAAAAGAAATATCATCAGATAGAACTGAGATAAGAGTAGGATCTACTGTACTAACAAATAAAGAGATTGAAACTGCCGCTCTATCTCTTATAAATGCTTATACTGGTTCTGCTTATTTTGTTGATTATCTTATCAATTTTGGTAATAATGAACAGGTAGTAGCAGTAAATGTTGCTCTTAATAAAATAGATTCTGGTTATGAGATTTTATTTAAATTATATCAACCTCTCCCTGACACAATTGAAGATAAATCAACTTTATGGGTTGTAAAAGAAAAAGTTAACCCATATGTTTTTGATATTAATTTAGATAAATTAATTATTACTGCTCCTGGTCCTCAATTAAGGGGTCCTAATTTTGATATTGATATTCCTAATCAAAATAACATAGCCACTTCATATCAAACATATAGTGGTTTGATAGGTAATCTTCAAAATGTATCCTCTTCATACCGTCAACTTCTAAGTCTAGTCACCTCTCAGAGTATTGACATTAATACAGATTATACTAATTTTACTAGGTTTGTATTTTTTAGTTCTGCAAAGCAAAGAGTAATAAATTTTTATAATAAAGTAAAAGAAATAGAAGATTATACAAACAATATATCTATTTATACTCCTTTAACTTCTAGTAGACCCAATTTAATTAATGATATTAATGTAGCTACTGCTAGTATAAACAATATTATTGGTAATTTTGATGGATTTGAATATTATTTATATTTTGAAAGTGGTTCGTCTCTTACTTCTTCTATTGAATTTGGAGTTGTTCCTTATCCTAAATCTGGTTCTTTAAAACCCTTTGTTTTATATTCAACTGGGTCAACTTCATCTTCTCTTTGGTTTAATTATTTAACAGCGAGTGCTGATGATTATGATGATTTTAATCAAAATAATTTAATATATACTCTTCCTACTTTTATAAAAGATGATGATAGCAACACACCATATTTTACTTTTGTTAATATGGTTGGTCATTATTTTGATAATATTTGGATTTACTTAGATGCTATTACTGATATTAATTTAGCTAATAATAATTTAGAGCAAGGAATTTCTAAGGATTTAGTTTATACTGTTTTACAATCATTAGGAACTAAATTATATAACAAATATGGTGATTCCGAAACTGATTTATTTTTAGTTGGACAAGATAGTGGTAGTGTTAATTTTGATAATAATTTTACCCCTACAGGTTCTTATTTAAATAATATACCACGTAAAGATTTACTCGCAGAAACTTATAAACGTATTTATCATAATTTACCTTTATTATTAAAAACTAAAGGTACAACTTATGGCTTACAAACATTGATATCTACTTTTGGTATTACTAGTAGCATATTAAATGTTAAAGAATATGGTGGTGATCTCAAAGCAAACATGCTGGATGAGTATAATAATGATAAAATAAGAATAGTTACTAATAGTATAGCATCGGGTAGTATTTTATCTCCTTTTGTTAATTTACAATCAAACCCTACTATATCTCAACCTAGAAACACAGATTATCACTACGTTGATGTTTCATTTTCTCCCGAAACTCAAATTGATACTTATGCTTCTGCTTCAATAGCTATAGCAGAACCTAATTGGAGTTTAGATAATATTATTGGAGATCCTGGTTATTTGTATAGTGGATCTTATAATGAATTAGATATAGATAGAAACACATACTACAATTTTAATCCATCATATATGGATTATGCTGGGTTTATCCGTCTAATCCAGTTTTTTGATAATTCATTATTTAAAATGCTAAAAGATTTTGTTCCTGTAAGAGCAAATCTTTCAACTGGTATTACTATTAACTCTCCTGTTTTAGAAAGAAATAAATTTGCATATGCTAATTGATATTTTTGATGAGGTTAATTTTAATCCATATTTACTTCCTACATCTAGTATAGACCTAAATATATTTGCTCATTCAGATTTTAATGTATTATTTAATAATGTTTCTTCTAGCAGATTATCGACTAATCGCAAATCATTAGAAGCAATCTATATAAAAAATAGCCCCCTTAGATTAGCAGGATATTCAGCTAGTTATTATGCCGAATTACAGGATTCATACGAGTCTTTAAAATCACATCAACTTTCACGCTATGAAGGAGTAAAAATATCTAGCTTAAAATATAATAATTATAGTAGTGCTTCTTCAACTTACGCCGGAGATATATCATTTGGTAAAGAACCTACTATAAATAAAAACACAAGAAAGCTTGGACTATTTACTGAAATAGTATCTTCATCTTTTCTCCCAGGACGTAATAGAATATCTTTAAAGTATCTTGTAGATGATAAGGGTGGATTAACAGAGTTAAATCAACGTAACAAACACTGGGAAGAGGTTCAAAGAATTTTTATTGCTGGGGGTTATTTAAACATATCCCAATTTGATAATCAAAAATATGGTAATCAAAAAACAACAGATGGAGATAAATTAATATTCGATAGTGGATATTCCTATTATCCAATTTTATATTTTAGTAGTTGTAGTGTTGATCCTAAAATATATTTTGAAAATTTAGAAGGAGCTAATAGTTATCAAATAGATGCCTTTAATGGTACTCTTCCCCTAACAATTAGTGGATCGACTAGTCCTGGATATCCAATTACTAGTAATAATATACTAAATATATTCAATACAGAAATTACAGATGATAGTAATATATTTACTCCCGGAACTATATCTGCTCCTCCTACTTATTCTGTACAAGAATCTGGTGATTATAGGGTACAAGCTTCATTTGCTGTGTCTGCAAGTGTAGTAGGAGGAACTACTTACTTAACTGGATCTTTAATACTTTTTAAAAATGGAACTGAAATACTTCGAGATACTCATAATCTTGATTTAATAACAGATCCTACTCTCAATACAGCTTCTATTTTAGGCCCTGCTGCTTATAGCTATCCGGGCTTTAACCAGGGAGGTAGTCCCCCTACTTTAACATCAACACCAATAGTTTTAGGAAGAGATATTCTTATAGGAGGAACCACTAAACTTGCCGGAGAAACAATCTATAAATATAACCAGGCAATATATAGTTCATCTATAGGTGATCCTACTTGTACAGTAGATGGTAGATATCCTAATGAATACTATTCTCTTGTTTCTAGTTACGGATCAACGTATACAACATGTACTGACCCTACACAAATATGGCAATATAATATTAATACTGATGGATTATACTATATATTCAGCCCTGAATCATCACTTCTTAATTCTGATTCTACAGTATTTGATATAAATAGACCTATTACCTTCCCTATAAGTGGATTAACAGCAGGAGATAAATTATCTTTTATATTTAATATTTCTTCTAGTAATGCTAACTTTACTGCTTCATTAACAGCAGGAAATCTAATTATAAGTTCATTATCAGTTTCTACAGGATATGCATCAACAACCTGTCAGTATTTTAATTCTTCATCAATATCTGCATCTGTAGCTACTGGCAGCAGAAACATAATTACTTTTAATTCAGGTATAAGTAATTTTTATGATAGAAATTATCAATTTATTCCTAATCCATTAACTGGGTCTATAAATAGCCTATATAGTGGAAGTGCTAATTATGGAGATGTTGATTATCCCTTTTCGATTAAACCTTATGATATTATAATTACATTTCTATCAGACAATACTTATGTTGAATCTAGAATATTAAGTTCATCCTATTCATCTAGTTTTTTACAGCTACATATAAATACCCAGATGTCTAATTTATATATTTCAAATTTACAATCAGGATCATATCAGCGTTTTTTAATATTAAAACGTGTTGAAGACGAAACAAATGCTCACTTAGTATTTAGAAAAAGACCAGGAAAAACATCTTATGGTTTTACAATACCTTCAAATATAGCTACTGATTTTTTAGATAATATTGATACAATTACTAAAGAAGTAAAACAAAAGTTATTAGCTGATCAACAAGGAACTACAGCATAAACTTAAATTTTTAATATATTTATAATATATACAATAAACGAATATGGCAATTTTAAATCCTACAACAATTACTGTAGATGCAATACTAACTAAAAAAGGGCGTGAATTATTGGCTCGTAACGATGGTTCATTCAAAATTACACAATTTGCATTAGCTGATGATGAAATCGATTATACCTTATATAACCCAACCCATCCATCTGGATCTGCATTTTATGGTGAAGCAATCGAAAACACACCGGTATTAGAAGCTTTTCCTGATGATTCACAAATTATGCGTTACAAACTTGTAACTTTACCCCGTGGAACTTCTAAACTACCAGTAATTAATCTTGGATACAACAGTATTTCACTTAAACAAGGTGCTTCACTTACAATTACTCCACAAACACTTAACTATTTAGGTGCTACAAGTACATTTGAAGCCAATGGATACGTTGCTACTATTGCTGATTCTCGCTTAGTATCTACATTTACTGGAACTGGCATTACAACTACAACTCCTATTCAAGGTTTAAATACAACTACAGGAACTGTACTATCAGTAACTCAAGTTGGTACTTCGTTTACAATTACAGGTACTACAATTAATACTTTATTTGGATCTAGTTTAACCCAATTAGCTACTACAATTACAGTAATTGGTAGAGATAGTGGAGCAAGAATTACTATTCCTCTTAGTATCTTAAAGGTATCAACAAACTAATATAATATAAACTATGTCATTTTCAAGATATAATACAGACGATCAAGTAGTAAGCTCTGAAACAGTAGTACGTGGGTTATGGGGAGGAGATAATAATCAATTGTCTTCTTTTTATACATCTAGTACCTATACAGAATATTACCTAGATGTATACGATACTACTGCTACTTCTTCTCTTCAATTTGCTATTCAATATGGTAATTTACAAGGATCTGGGTCTGCGTTAATTAACCCTAATGTTCCTGGACTTACACCTTCTCGTGTTGTATATGGCGAATATAGAAATTTGGTTTATGGAACTGAGGTAACTAATTTTAGCTTTGACGGCAGTACAACAGCAAATCAAATTTACATACTTAATGTAGCTCGTGCTCGTTATAAAGAATCTTTATTACCTGGGTCTTTTGTTTTGAGTTTATCTGTTCCTAGTGCTAGTGTTATTAATACTATTACATTAGTAGATGATAGTACTACTACAAACTTAACTCGTTACATAGGAGAAAACAGAGTATTTTATATTATAAGTGGAAGTACAGCTGGTGTACCTTTATCTTCTGCTACTTCTTCTTATTATGGAATGATGTTTCCTGATCTTAATATAATTATATTAAATGCAACCTCCGGATCATCAACTTCTCTCCTCCCATATCTTACCTCTTCTGTAAATGTAAGTCAAATAACAGCTTCTGCTGCTAATAACGGCTTAGTATTATATAAATCTATAGTTAGTGGTTCCTTATTCAAACTACAATCAGAAGAAACAGTATCTTCAACTTATTTCTTTACACGTGTAAAAAATAGTGAATATAACTATACTACAAATCCATCTATTATAGATGATAATGGTAATTTGTTATATACTACTTTAATTAATAATCCACAAACATATGTTACATCAGTAGGTATGTATAATGATAATAATGAATTATTAGCGGTAGCAAAATTAAGTAGACCATTAACAAAAGACTTTACAAAAGAAGCTTTAATTAGAATCAAATTAGATTATTAATGCATGTCTTCATTCAAAAAGTTAAGCAAATCAGACGTTTCAGTTGTACAATATTCTGCTAATAAGCAGTGGGCTGTTCCTTCTTCTTCTTTTTCTAGTTATTTAAAAATATATCAAGGTGCTAACATTGTTGGAACCTTTTCAACAGGTGAAGCCACTACTACTGATGACCAATATCAAAGACTAATATACTCCCAGATAAATCAGTTATATTATCAAACTTATACTTCTTCTCTAAATACATCTTCATTAGCAAATTCAATATATTACGAGTCTGCTTCTCAACAACGCCCGACTGCTTCTTATTTTATATATAATGATAAAAAAGAATTAATTAGGAATTATCCAACAGGAATAAATGAAACTATTCAAGTAATATCTGTTAATCAAGATGTATACGGTAGTAAAATATTACCTACTACCTTTATTATGTCTTCTTCTGTTTACTTTATTGTTGATGATGGATATGGTAATCTTATAGACTTACAAGGAGAAACAGATAGATATATTAATATTAACTATTTTGATTACGAAGGTTACTTTGCAGAAAACGTAATAACCCCTGAAAATTATATAGGAAATATATTTTATGCTCAAGGAATAGCTGTTATAACAAATCAAGATCTATCAACAGCCCCTGAAACAGATAATTGGCAAATATCTTTTAAAAATGAACATATCATTTATGAAAATGAAGTTCGTTGTTTAGTAAAAGAAAGTGATTATAACTTATCTTATAACCCATCACTCATAACTGGTAGTTATACAGGTAGTATTTTAAGAAATTTTGCTACTGGCTCTGATTTTTACACCTACGCTACTACTTTAGGACTATACAATGACAATAATGAATTATTAGCTGTAGCTAAATTTGGTAAACCCATGTTAATGTCTCCTGATACTGATATGACTTTTGTTGTGAAATATGACACCTAATGATTAAGCTATTAAATCTTTTAAAAGAAATAAAATACACTAAACCCAATTTCGACATTGAGTGGGAAGAAGCTATCAGATATCCAGAACTTAAAAAAATGGGAAAGGAGGAATGGAAAAAAATAGCTAATCAAGGATACATTATAAAATATTCTAAAATTAAAGATGTATTAGGTAATATAGATTTAAATTTTAACAAATTAGAAGAACCTAAAAAAGATAGATTTAATAAATCATTTTATCAAAATAAAGTAGAAATACCTATAGCAGTAAAATTTAATGATCAAGACTATGATCTGTTAGCTGGAAATACCAGACTGTCAGGATTAATAAATAAAGGAATAGATCCATCTATTTGGATAGTTGAAATATGATACACAAGTGGAAAAGTTGGGATATACCTAATCCCGAAAAATATTATGGTTTTGTTTATAAAATTACCAATTTAAAAACAGGTAAATTTTATATTGGTAAAAAAGTGTTTTGGAATAATAAAAAACACAAACTCACTAAAAAACAACTTGCTGAACAAACTGGCCCAGGTCGCAAACCAACTCACGAAATAATTCGTACTGAAAGCGATTGGCAAAAATATTGGGGGTCTAATAAACAATTACTTACTGATATTAAGGAATATGGCGAGGAAAATTTTGATCGTTGGATCCTAATACAATGCAAAACTAAAAAAGCATTAACATATTACGAAATGCATTTCCAGTGTAAAGAAGAAGTTCTGATTGGAAAGGACAGATCATACAATGATAATATACTAGGTAAATTCTTTACTAAAGACTTGTTGTAGGCAAAGTTATTTCGTATATTTGAGGTTATGGATAATACAGCGCTTCTATTTTTAGTGGAATCCGTACTAGGCAAAGGGCAATCTACAAGTAAAGGTAACTATGCCTTTAAGTGTCCATTTTGCACACACCATAAAAACAAAATGGAAATTAACTTGCGCACAACAGCTAAACGTGAGAATTTTTGGCATTGTTGGGTGTGTGGTGCTAAGGGTAAATCGTTGCTTTCACTATTTAAGAAAATTAAAGCACCACAAAATAAAATTGCTGAATTAAATATTCTAATAGTCCCTAACAAGAAAGAAATTAGTGTATCTTCAGATATACTTGAACTTCCTAAAGAATTTATATCTTTTTCAAATATAACTGAAGATAGAATTATACAAATTGAAGCGAAACATGCTTTAAAGTTCCTTAAAAAACGTGGTCTTACACAAAATGACATTATAAAATATAATATTGGTTTTTGTAAAGAAGGCAAATATGAAGGTCGCGTTATTATACCTTCATACGATGCTGATACTAAATTAAATTACTTTATAGCACGTGACTATAAAGAAACATCATTACAAAAATATAAGAACCCACCTGCATCCGCTAAAGATGTTATTGGGTGGGAATTATTTATAAATTGGGATGCACCAATTATCCTTGTAGAAGGGATATTTGATGCTCTCACCATTAAACGAAATGTTATTCCTTTATTTGGAAAAATAATACACGGAAAACTAATGGAAAAATTAGTTAAAGCCTCTGTTGATAGAATTTATATTGCTTTAGATGCTGACGCTAGG